TGCATACGACACGGAGCTATACCTGACTCTCAGTTTTATATACATGTCAAACTTCCGTGTAGCCGGACTAAAAATGAGATAAGTAAGATAGCTCTTATTTTGGCGATGGAAGTAGAGGAAGATGCAGCAATATATCGGCGACTAATTTTGTTTAATACTGGTCGAGTATTGGATAGTGACGATAGGTGCCTCAAGACCGTAGTTTCTATGGTAGAGCAACTCTCAGAAAAACGCCTTGGTAAGCAAGTGAAAAATTGGCGTAATAGGCGTTATTGTCCCTATATTGTCGATGTATCGTGTGCAATTCGAGAGATAACTATTAATATTAGTTCTTTTACCACACTGCACGAAGAGATCGAGAAGATCGAGTACGGAGGTCGGGAGATTATACCTGAAGATATATTCGAAGTTATCAATTTGTATACTGGCCGGCAAGTTAGCAAGGGAGGGCCAGTAATTATTTATGTTGATAGCGTTCGTTATGTAGGTATATTGAAATTGGACGGCAGCCAGAGTGAAATTACGTTTACCAGCATCAATGGGATTGAAAGGACAGTTAATTTAGACGTAGCTGCCAAATATTTTGATGAATGGGACCTCGACAGTATATTCGCGAATGAGACGAAGCCGTTGGCATTTAAGAAAGATAATCATGTAGCTATATGGATACCTGGTAGTGAACCAACCACTTTTGATGCTATACGACGCGGTGTGATGAGTCCTCGTGCAAATTATTATACTAAGGCCAATGTTAAGAAAGTTAACGGTTACATGAAATTTAAGAGAGAAGGCACAGAAAAACTTAATGCCGCAGATTTGTATTATAACGCCTTTTTAGTTACCTACCAAATGTATGGTGACGCGAGTATTGCAGCGAGACTTAGCTGGGCAATAATGCGCAGCAATAAGGTCATAGTGAGCATTAAAGATTATGCCGAAGCAATTAAAATAGCCATCGATCAATTGAAGGATTTGTACGCAATCGCTGCAAAGAAAATTTCAAACGTTAATTATGAGCTTGAAACGGACGTTGATACTTACTTACCCAGCGAAAGTGATCAGGAAGATGCTGCGGAGTTGATGATTTTATTGTTCACCGTTACTCATCAATTAGGAGATATTACTGCATTCTCGTTGGCGAGATTTATTCACCCATTGGAAGTTGAGCGATTGATCAAGAAAGATCTCAAGCAATTAGCAGTATTTTTGAAAATAACTGTAAATCCTGAATTACGCGAGATTATTTTAGCCTCCCCACCGAAAGATAAACTTTCTAAGTCGCAGGTTTTAGCAGCTTTACCTACCGTTAAGACCCGCGCAGTAGTCAGGGATCTACTATGGTCGGCCGGTCGCACCCGTATGCTGAGTGCCTATATGGCCTACTATCTGAATATTGACCAAATACGCAAGATATATAACGGCTCAGATGATTACTCCGAAGATATAATTGAAGAGATACTTATTAAGAGTTATCATCGGTTAATTGATACAGATGTACCGAAACCAGCGCCCATTAATGTTTATTATATTTATGCAGGCTTGACTAAGCTTCGAGAGGCCGGCTTAGAGAAGGTAAAGTCTGTTATTGGTGAGTATTGGTTTGAGTACTTCACCATAAATGGTATTGAAGAGCCTGAGGTCGTCGTAGGAAATCTGTTTGACGCTTATCCTACATCCGATGACATTATTAATTTGTTTAAACAACCAGGTCAGCTATTGGCCGAGTTGCGTGTCATTGGTAAGTTTTCCATACAACCTTATATCAGTTATGACGAGTATAAGCAAGGTAGTATTACCGGCGAAGTCTTGATGGACCATAATGCTAACAAGATTGTGATGGATCACATTAATAGCCTCGATCATAGAGATATGACGAATGTCGTTTATGATGTTAATGTTCACGACCTCCCATTCAAACATACGTTAGTACTCAAAAATCTGGATCAGCGAGGCGTGGATGCTAACGTCAAATCGACCATTTTAGAACAAGCTAATAAGTGGTCGGAAGATATGATGCATGGGTTCAAGATCCCCATTAAGATGGATTTAGCCAGACTGATCGCTATATCTAATAGTAAAAATGGTGGTGGAACTAAGATAAGGACAGATGTAACGAGTATGTCGCGTAAGGAGTCATATATCCGGAATTATGATACTTATGACATATATCTACCCGGGAGCGACACTAAAACTTGTTTCAGAGAATGTTTGTTGATGATGCTGTCGACGAAGAAAAATCCTCTCGGTTTCTATGTTAGTGGGTATCAACAGAATTTAGCTCGATACCAAGTTTCGACAAACACTTGGTATCGGCTAAAGTGGAGTGGCAACAGCCTTATGGCTGAAAAGACCAATGGTTGCCATACGGATACCGCTGAGTTAGTTAAGTATATAGATACTTTCATCAAGAGGACGAAATTAGATGATACCTCATTGCCAGGAGTGGTAGCTATGTGCGAATATTTTGGGATCCCGTGGTTCCTTAATAAAGTGGACAATTATGATCAGAAGGATTATGGTATACATATCTATAATATTGATCGGAATGAAGTAGACTGGCACGCTATTGCCGTCTTCAAGACGAAGACAGTACGGAAAGACCTCAACAAGCCATTAAATGATAAGTATGGCTACGCAGGAGATTTTAATACAATGTTGCTGAATCCTGTCTATAAGCAATTATACCGTGATTGGATCTATGCCAACCAAAGCTTGTTTATTGACGCATACTCTAAGAGTTGTATAGTCGCCGCAGCACAATACGATACCGGGAGGGATTTCATGATATTCTCCTTCGCATTGGGTACTAGTTTGCTGGCTATTGCCAGCACTGAAGATCGTGAGTTGGTTAAGCAAGTATACGTTATTGACCCTTTTTATGAACTTACCGAGGCTCAGGTCAGATATTTGATGAGAAATAACAACCTAAAACCCGAGACCAAGAACCGTATCGAACAAAAGGAGAAGCTCAAGATGGAAGAGCAACAGGAACGCGCTATGATCGCCACGATTGATGGTAATCTGTACGATACGCTACAGGCTGAGGAGCAGCATATTGCCGATAAGAAAAGGCGTACTCGAGCTAGTAAAAAGATGGCTAATGTCGAAGAGATTAAGCGTCTAGAAGCAGAAAACATGAAAGCCGCCAAAGAAATTGAAGCTAACAGAATTGCCAATTTGCGACTGGAGAATGAGGTTAGAGCTAAGGCCGAGGCGAATCTTCGCTACGAGAAAAAATTGCTTGAGTCTCAGAAAATTGAAAATGATAAACTTAAGCGGATGGGTAAAAGACAAAGGGAGTTGTACTTACTTGAGAAAGAAGTACAAACTTCTAATAAGAAGAAATTATCAATCGAAGAGCAAAAGACAGAAGTGAAAGGTTTAGGGGACCGGGGAATCGAGAGAAATATTAACCCAGACGCGATGAGCCGTTTTGAAGAGATTAAACAAGAAGCGTTGGCTAGACAGCAATGCGTAGATGAGCACACACTACCTGACGACGGTGACCAGGTTGTCCATGATGTGGTGAGGAGCCTCGAGACCGGGCCATTAAGTGACCCGAATGAAAACTTATTTGTCACAATCCCCTATCAGGAGAGTCTACAACGAATGACGGAGCTCAGCAGCGCATTAGAAGTTAACCACCTTCAGAATGTATTTAATACCGGTCCGTTACAGACACCGGCGGTAGACTTTGGTAGTCGTGTAGTACATCCGCCTGGATTGAGCCGAAAATTTGCCGAGGTCAAGAGTCGAAAGAATGACGAAGATACTGAACAGTCAGATTCGGAAAGTCACGACAGTCGTGGTGCCACTGCCTTGATAGATCGTATCGGTACTATTATGAAACCCAAGAAGTTTAAACAGACCTTTGTAGGGACAAGCTCAGTTGATAGCTCCGTTGAAATTGCTAGTAGTTGGTACATTGAGGAAGGAAAGGTGGTTGGTGCAAAGCTGACCACGATTGTGAGTGCTAACCTCTTAGACATATTAAGGAACCGATATCCATTTACCACCATGCCGAAAGAGAAAGGTGAGAGAACTATTATGTATTGGCATGCAGTAGTAGTTCAGATTTTGTACGTGGAAGCCTATAATCAGATTAAATCCAGCGGCTCGAGAATGTTGCCGTTTTATAAAGACAGACGATTGTCCGCCCAACTTGAACGTGACGGATTTGAAATAGATGAGCACGTAATCAACAACTATCCTAATGGTACCCACCATGACCTCGGAAATGTCGTGCATTATGATATTGAACAGTTGAACGTTTTGCATGACCATCTCATTATTCCATACTTGAATGTATCTGAGGTAGGCGAAAAATCTTTCGGCACACTTGAAAAGTGGGTTAAGAATAGTACTCTCAAGACTGCCTACATACTAGCGTATGATTACCCAAAGAAAGCCGGTGTATATAACATGTATGATGCAGATGGTAGGATACAAGTTATTAGTCGCGGGCCAGACTCCGAAACGACTCTTATCCGAGATTCAGAGGTTGTACGTGTAAACACTAGCCTGAAACTACCATATGGTTTCAGTCAACATACTAATAACGGTGTCACTTACACCAGGATCTATGACCTTCCGCTCGGGCCGTCGATTAAAGCATGCCTTGTCAAGATGTCCATTACAGATGAAAAGATATCTAAATCTGTATTATACCGAGTCATTAAACCATATTATAACACTTACGACCTATTGACAATACCAGTTACTAGCGGAGCCTTTTCAGCACAATTATATGACCGCTATGCTACTTTATTACGGAATTGGTTTTCAAAGAATAATGGTACTGCTGCCCTAGTTATTGCAGGAGATCGAAGTGCTATAATGAGTGCTATCAGTTATGCTAGTATCATGGCCGATATCGGTACTAATCAGCACCTCACCTTGTATGATGAGGCTGTGTCTTTGACTAGATACGTTGCCAACGAGATTTATGATTGTGCCACGTTAGAAGAAGACAAACCAAAGGTATTGTCGACTATAAGCAAGGTTAAGTTGATGGTTAGTAACTTTCGTAAATTGGTATATCGTCGAACCACCGGTAAGGGCTTTCGTAATTGGTTGAAAATAACCGCATTAAACGTCGGTTTGCATACTTTCGGCGCGTTAGTCGGACATAAATTAATTAATGCCGCCAAGATACCTATTCAAAACCGAGCGGTTAGATTTTTAGCCAAGGGTATCATGCATGGTGCTTTGTCTTATGTCACTTTAAAAACATTTCAATATAGCACGGACTATATATGCGATGACGCAGTAGATACCTATGCAAAAGAGTTCCCGTGTAACGTTTGCCGGGGAATGAGTCTCGGTTGTTCTAGCTGTGGAATCTATGGACCTACAAGAGTCAATGGTATTGTCAATACCGGCTACAAAGTACTCGTCGCGACTGCATTACTCGGGATATTAGCCGGGTTCTGGTTGAATCAGAAACAGAAAGACGCTATCATAAAAACTACGACGGGTGTAGTTGAAAAGATACCAAAACAGATCATTAGAGCAGCTAAAGTTACCAGTGCATTGGTAGAAGTCAGCAGCGACGTATTACTCGCCGCTGGAGTAGCGGTGACTGGTTTTGGCTACTTAGATGACGATCAGACAATGATGGGATATGGAGTCGCGATGATAGGAACTGGTACTATCATGAAATTCCCCCGAGATATTAAAGAGGTCTTGGTAGCCGCTTATAAAACTACTACGGACCCTAATCCTCCATTTAACGTCCCTGATAGGGCTGCCGTCAAAGAAACGTTTGTTGCTGCCTATAACAGACTCTCGGAGAAGAAAACTCACGTCGGTAGACTCGATGCTATTGAGTCTGAGAACTTGCGACTTGGTTATTTGCACAAGACTTTAGTAACGCGAGAAGAACTAATGAAGATGAATATGGACGGTGAGACATTAGCCGCTCCTCTAAATACCAACAAAGTTTCGCAGCTTCTCGAGCGAGATATGGTTGATAAATGTATTAATATGGCCGAACATGAGCTGCATCCTAATTTTGATAATGTTAAGCAGCTCGGCGAATTTTTGACTAGGCTACCGTATTGGCAGATTCACTACACGTCTACCGCGCTGGTCAATAAATGTTGGAATTTGACTCCATCTTACTCGGCCGTCCATCCTTCAAGCACTATGTGGTCGTTATTTTGTAGGCAAAGTAATTGTCCGGTCAAATGCGACATTGATTACACCAAACAACTACTCTCACATTTTCCTATTGATCTCGGGATGTGGGCCAAGGCCCAGGAATTGACTGGACCAGTTAATTTTGAAGAATATATCGAACAACACGTTGAACCGAAGAATAAGACCTTATATAAAAAAGGATTGGCAAATTTTAAAGCAACGTCTCAACTACGCACAGTTTATCGTATGTTCCAGAAAAGTAAGGAAGTAGCATTCAAGAGTCGTAGGAATCTACGTGCCGAACGCGATAATAAGCCGAGGTGTATATGCTTGCCCTCCTATGAGATAAGAAGTGTGTGTGGTGCGACAGTACACACTCTAAATAAGACTATGAAGACGTATCTACAAATGGAGAGGTACGAAATGTACCGCAAGGGGTTGATTGGCGCACATTTATTAGATTGTGGATGGCTTCAGGGTGAGACTCCCGAATCGTTCGTAGCTATGTTGCGCCGTGTAATATCCGGTTTCCATGATCCTGTTTTCATAAACCTTGATAATTTTCAACACGATTCATCTCAAGATGCCGAGCTCATGAAATTAATTGACTGCGTATATTTATCGAATATTGGGCCTTCTCTAGCCGCAGCCGACATAACTAAAGAACAAGTATTGAAAATCATGAAGTTTTTATCCAGCGTTGACAATAAGATCCGACTTGAGTTAAGCAGCAAAGAGTTAGGATTTAAAAAGGCTTTTACCATATGTCTCGTCGTACTAAAACTTTCAGGCACTGTATTTTCAGGTGATCCTGCTAAAACATCATGGGGTAATACCACGAGAATGTATCGGATCATGACAGCACTAGCAATAAAGCATGGGTATGTTAGACATTATTGGTCAGCGCATGCAGGCGACGACTCGATGCACATGATCGAACGCCGATCTCTTAGTTTATTTCGGGAAGCTATTGCTGAAGCGTTTGCGACGATGGATGATATTGATAACTTAGATATAGAAGCGGTACCGCTCATAAAAGGGGTCGGGATGATTATCAAAGAGATTAACGTAAATGATAAATCTTGCATATTTACATCGCGAATAATAACTCTTGTACAATCTGACTTTACCTTGATGAGAATACCCCATCGCATGATCAACACCGCTGTAATTACCGACACTATCGAACGAAAAATTTTTACAGAAGCTGAATTTAATTCTGTAATTACTGATCAATTGGCTAATCATGCAAAGGGTGACCCGAATTTGATGAAAATCGCCGTGACCCGTATAATGAGATTACCCCACACTTTCTTGTCGTCGAGATTAGCGGCGAAATATGCTTCACATAGTAATGCCGCACATATCTATCTTCATGGTATAGCAAACGGGGAGGATATTTCTCTTGGTAATCGTGACGTTGGTTATGAGTTACTAAGAGTTAATGCCCCTCCCGAGCTTATACTTGAACATTGGCACGAGGGTAAATTGAACTCTTAATTACCCTGCCGCTTGTAAATAGTATCCTTGAGCTGCTGTCGATTTCTAGGTCAGATCGTTGGGTCTACTTGATTTTAGATGGCTCTTGAGGTGGAATCGATTCTTCACGCGAGGCCGTTGGGTCTTAACTGAAATTAGTAAATAGTATTCGTTAACATTACCGCTCATATTACAGTCGCATTTCGATCACGTTTGGAGACTATAAACAGACAACGTGAACCTCCAATAAAATCC